TGTTCGCAGAGGTGATTGATTGGCCCACGTCGCGCTCCTTACTGAATGACGATCGACGGCATGGTGATGCTCTGGACGCTTTCGCCATCCACGTAGAGCAGGGTCACGGGCGGGCTGCCGCGCGCGACGCGCACGCTCGATGCCGTGCCGGCGGCGTTCGAGAACAGGTACCAGCCCTTGGCGTAGAGCGTCGATGACACGTCCCCGCCGACCAAGTTGGTGACGGCCTGAATCTGGGCCGCCGAGAGCTGCACGCCGGCGCGGATCGCGCCGAAGTTCACCGCCTGGGTGATCGGGCCGCGGCACCAGCCCGCGATCAGCGCGTCGCCGGTCGAGTTGTAGGGCACTTGGCCGACGCTCTGAAGACCCGTCGCCACCGCCAGCTGTAGGTTCGCGTTCAGCCACATCTGATCGAAGTAGGTATCCGCCCACTTCCACTGACCACTGACGAGCCCCGGCGTCATCCAGTTCGCGTTGTTCGCCGGGTTGTTCGAGCCGAACGCCGCGTACACGTTGTAGCCATTCGAAATGACAGCGGCGTACGTCGTCCCATCTGTTACTGATGGGGCGAGTCCGCCCTGCGAGCGGAAGGCGAGCGTCGAGCGGCCGTTCTGCTGATTGAAGTTGAGCGACGCGGCCCAGGACGCGGCGAACGCCGCATGCTGTTGCGTGCCGTAGATCGGGAGCACGCCGTTCGTCTGGTTCGCGAGCAGGTACCCGCCGAAGGACGCAGGGTTGTTTGGCGTAGCGTCCGCGGTCGCGGTGTCCCATGAAATGTAGGCGTAGCGCGGCGCATTCGCGGACGCCCATGCGGCGAAAAGCTCCTGCTCCGGTTCGAGGGAACTCCAAGCGGTGAAGAAGCTCGCCCAGTTCTGATCGTTCGCGATGAGCCAGTCGAGCGCGGTGTTCGGCGTCGTGGCTGCCGCGCCCTGCGAGAGCGTGCCGCCGGAGGCCGAGTCGAGCGCGAGGCCCGAGGCAAGCGTGCCGGTGCAGTACGTGATCGTCTCGGTCGAGCCCGTCGTGCTGGTCGTGATCAGGAACGCCTGATGCACCGAGTCGAACGTCACGCTGAAGGTCGGGGACGTGAACGCCGCCTGAATGATCGTGGCGGCATCTGAGAAGCTCGTCGCGGCCGAGAGCGTGATCGTCGAACTCGTGAACAGCGTGCCGCCAACCGTGAGGATCAGAGTGCCGCTGAGCGCCTGCATTTGCGAGAGCGACAGCGTCGCGAGCGAGCCGCCGAGCAGGAAGCCGGCGACCGCAGTCTCCGCATAGGCCAGGAACTTCAGCAGTCCCGGCGTCGCGGTGGCGTTGTTCGGCCCGGAGAAGTACGTCGCGGCGACGGCCGCCTCAGTGCTGGTCGCCCCGAACCAGGCCGCAACAGCAGCAGCGGTCGAGAAGTCGAGCACCTGATTCTGCGGCGCGTACGTGCTCTGAGTGAGCACTACGGCGTTGAGGTCAACAGCGTTGCCGGCGGCAGACAGGACGCCAGGCTTGATGTTGACGACCTGGTTGAACGGGATCGTCGGCATGAGGTTCTCCGGTTAAGGTGAGCGGCCGGAATCAGCGCTGGCCGTCTGGCCGCTGTCGGCTGTCCAAGTGGCGTCGGGGTAAAAGACCTCGATCGGCTCGACGCCGACCGTGACGCCCGTGGCCGCTTCGGTCGGTTGAGTCCAGGTCGGGCGGTAGTCGAGAACGAGCAGCAGGCACCAGCGCCGACGCCACTGGTGTTCGGCGTCGATCAGCGGGTTTTGCTCAAGGCGCTCGCTGTAAATCGGTTTGATGTTCGACGGCATCGAGTCGAATGCGATGCCATCACGCCAAAGCAACTCCGCGCTCGTCGCCCACGCTTCTGCCTCGGCGCCGCCGTAGAAATCGACCTGCACGCGATATCGGTAGTCGGCGCTCACGGAGGCGGTGAAGCCCGTCACGACGCCGCTGGTCAGTACGGGAGTGGTGCCGTCGGTATTCGTGCCGATGCGCTCAGCGCCGAGCGCCGTCATCAACACGAACGGGTCGAGCGGTGGCGCGACGCGATTCTGCTGGCCCTGGAGGATCTCGACGGACGGCCCGACGACGAGCGTAATGAAGGCCAGCACCGCCGCGTAAACGTCGGTGTCGGTGATGTCGAGAGCCATGCGGGGTCAGTTAGCCTGTAGGCGTACCGTGACGCGGCAGAAATCCGGCCACTGCTCATCGACGAGCATGACGAGCCAGGAGCGCACGGGCGCGCCCGGTGTTTCGGAGAATTGCAACAGGTCGCCACCGGTGCCGTCCTCGCGCACGGCAGACGCCACGGCGCCCTTGAGATAGACCTGACGCAGCACGCCCTGAATGTCCAGGTTGGCGAGCTGCTGCAGCCGGTCGGTCGGCAGTGGCTGCACCTGACCCGGTACGACCTGGGTCGAATACGTTGGCGTCACCGCGCCAGTGGTCGAATCCTTCGTGTAGCCGGTGGAGGCGAGCCACGTGATCTGCTGATCCGCGTTGACGGCCTGAAGTGCGGTATTGACGAGCGAGCGCAGTTGCATCGTGCCTCAGCCTTCAGCGGGCTTGCCGTTGTCGAACTCAGCGCCCGACGGTCCGGTGCCGCTCGAGATATGCGCCACGAGTGCGCCGGTGTCATTGAGCGGCGTGGAAAGCGTTGCCGGCATCGACTTCTTGCCGAACCCGCGGTTCGCCTGCTGCGCCCTCATGACGCGATTGCGCATGGTCGAGGGCTTCAGCGGCGGACTGACGCGCTCGGCAATCGTGCGCACCACGTCAACGGCAGCCGCATGGCCGACGGCGTCGAGCATCTGCACGAGCCCGACGCGCCGCTCGACGACGGCCTTGGCGCCGTCTGCGAGTTCGCGGCCCCACTCGGCCTGTTTCGCCTCGCGCGTGTTGCGCATGAACGGCCGAGGCGGAATCACAATCTCCGGCACATTCACGCGCTTGCGGAAAACGACGCCGTTCTCGGTCGGGATCGAGAGTGCCTTGGCGTTCTTTGCCTCGACGGCGTGCGCAGGGACGGTGGCACCGAACTCCTGAATCGCAGCCACGTAGGCGATGCTGGTGCCGTCTGGGTAGGTCTTGCCGGCCGGGATGCCGACTTTTGCGACCGCCCCGTCGAAGAGCTTCGCGCGGTCAGAGAGCGCCCGCGCGATCTTGCCCATGTTCAGGGTGGAACCCATGACATCCTGCCACTGCCGATGTAAGGGCCGATGCTGGCCGAGATCTGAATGAGCGCGAGCAACATCGGGCCGTACGGGGGCGCCGAGAGCAACAGAGCCGAGAACGCCGAGGAACCGAACTGCGGCAGCGTGAAGGACGCGCTGACGCTGCCCTCCGACGCCGACGACACCGGCCCCGGCGCATCGCCCTGTGCGCTCGTGGTCTGATTGCCGCTCGTGTCGGCACACCCGTAGAGCTTCACCAGAATGACGGCCGCCATGAGGTCGGCGGCCTGCTGAAGCACGGCGGGGTTGGTCGAGCCGATCCCCCACGACGCCTGAGTCAGATTGACCCAGTTGCCTCCCATGTCCCAAGCGAACTGGAGCGCGGCCGGCGGATACGCCGTCTGGCTCGCGAACGCCGGGAACTGCGCTCGAAAGGCTGCGTCGTTGTAGGCTGCCACGTGGGTTACTTCTTGTTGGTCACGACCTGCAAGCTGTCCTCACTGTCCTTTTTGGTCTTGCGGATATCGCTATCGTTGCGAGGGCGCGATCCGTTATCGACGGACATCGACTGCGCGACCGAGTCCGGGTCGCGCGCGATGTTGACGATCTTGACGTAGCCGGCCTCCTGCTGGCGCTTGAAGTGCGGATGCTCTGAGAGGAAGCGAGCGTCCTCGTCCGAGACGTGCGTGATGACACCGGCGTTGGTGACGGCGTGGCCGATCGGGCCACGCGCGACACCGGCGCCACCTTTGACGAGAACGCTCTTCTGGACCTTCTTGATTCCGTTCATGTCCACCCAGTCGGCGAACCTCACGTCTGATGTGAGCGTACTGACGACGTGCTTACCCATGTGTGCTCCTCAGCATCCGCTGGCGCGGTAGATTGCATACGGCCGCTTGACCATCACGCCGGCAGTCGCATTGGTGAAGTCCTCGATGTAGGACTTCGCGCGCTGCTCGACGCCGAGCGCCATGAACTTCACCGGCACGACCTGGATGATCGAGCGCTTGTCGTCCGTGCCGCCGTCCTCGACCTCATCGGCCCAGAGATAGAACACGTTGTCCGAACCGTTCGCCGTATCGAGCTGCGGAGCCGACACGACGCGGCACTTCGGATAGGTGTCCTTCAGCCACTTGCGCACCGACACGCCCGGGTAATCGGTCGTCTTGGCGAGCTGCTGGTAGACGCTCATCGGCAGCGCGAGGGTGGTATCGACCTTCTCCGGGTCGATGTTGTCCTGCGACTGCGTCTGGATCGCGTTCATCGCCGCGATGATGTCCTGGGTGATCTCGAGGTAGGTCTTTGACGAACAGGTCGAACTCCCAGCGGCCCCATTCGGCAGCGTCACGTACGCCGGAAGCTGCGGGTCATTCAGGAACCCGTAGGTGTTGTTCGCCCCGGAGTTGAAGCCGTAGAAGCCGATCAGGTTGCGCCAGATCTCCAGCTGCAACATCGCCGCAGCGCGCTTCTCAGCATCCGAGTTGACCATCGCGGCGGAGGCGCGAGCCTGCTCCAAGCGCCCGACCACGATGCCCATTTCCATGCGAACGATCGTGCGTTGCTCCCAGTTAACGTTCCAGTCCGCGAGCGGGATGTTGGTCGAGTCCTCGTAGACCGCGACGTTGCCCTCCGGCTCGAGGATGCCCTGGATGATCCACTCATCGCGCCAGTTGCCGACGGTGTCGATGCCGAGGAACTCGTCGATCTTGCGTGCCGCGGTGATGACCTTCACGAAGCCCGGGAGCCAGTTCTGCAGGAACTGGATCGGCGTCACGATGGAGGGCGTAGTCACCGGCACGGGTGCGGCGGCCCAGTTCGCGTCCATCGCCCCGTCCACGGCGGCGAAGCGGTCGGTGGAGAGGCGCAGGTAGTTCGGGTCGAAGCCGATACCGATGCGCTCGAGCGCACGGAACTGCTCGACGTCCTGCGCGCCGAGGGTGAGCGGCTTGACCTGAGTCGGGCGCAGCCGCGAGTGAACAATGGAAGGGGTAGGCA